GAGTCCAACAAGGAGATGTTCTTTGCCGAGCAGCGCGAGGAGTCCATCAAGAAGCAGAAGGACGAGAACGAGCGTCGCAAGAAGGCCAATGCTGAGGAGAAGGCCCTGGAGGATGCTAAGAAGGCACTGGAGGATGCATCAGCTCCTGTTCACCCGTCTGAGGGTGCACATCGCGAGTAAAATTATAATCAAATAGTATAAATGGAAACGGGTTTTTTTATACGGAAAACACTACCAAAATTTCCCAAGTCAACAAAATCTCCTGAGCTAATTTTAGCATTAACCCTACTAAGAGATGAACTATTAAAAGCTGCTAAGATTGGTCTCCAGACTGGAGGTATGCCCCCTAGGACCGTTGGTCCAATGACCCGGGAACAAACGAAGGCGGCGCGAGAGGCGGCGGAGAGGCAGAATCTTCTACCCCCTGATGCTGCCACTGTAGATCCAACCGTGCGGGAACAGCGATTGGAGGGGATGCGCCAACGCAAAGCTCTTAGAGAAAAACAAGACCAGGCTGCAAGGAACTTTCTAATTACAAATGAGGAGGCTGGACAAACTAGCGATCAGACAAGCCAGCAGGCAACAAGGAATAGTCTTGGCCTTGATCTTTTAATACCAAGGGCTGATCAAAAAAATACGGCTGTAGCAGAGCGTGCGGCACAGGAGGCACGTGGAGCAAAAGAAGCTTCGCAGAATGCAGAGCGTGGGGTAGTACGCCTCGAATCAAATGTTGAACAGATCGGCGAAGCGCTCAATAAGCTGAATGAAGCTGTAGTAGAGCTTAAACAAGGTAATTCGATTACACATCGTATGCTAGAAGTGGCGCAAGCTACACAAGATCGTATCAAACAACTAAGCGTTGAGATTAAACAACAGGTAACAGTTATTGGAGAACAAACAACCGCAATCTGGGGTGCTGTAAAAGACGGGCGACCCCAAACTGCGTTACAACTACTTATCTCAAGTGAAAAGTTAATGTTTCTTTTATTTTTTATAGTTCACCCTCATGCACCTCTCTACAGTCAGGGAGCTATGCAAGCGTGGATGTGGTTCACTATTACAAGGCGTATTATGACTCAAAACTTCGGAGTTGAGGCAAATCTTTCAATTTCAAATATTATTTATACGTTCACAATTTCACCGCCTGCGCTACTCGCAGTTACCTACCAAATGCTAAGATTGTATAACAATGAATTTATTACAGATCCCGAACTTTTTGCAACACATTATCCTGGAATTGGATATTTAGGACCCATTCAATTGGCACATTACGTCGCGAAGGGACTTCAATCTGGAATTACGGATCCATTGGGATCGGTTGAAGCAATCACAGAATCAATCATAACATTTTTTGGTAAAGCTCCGAGTGTATTTGCAGTATTAAAGGGTGCGTGTCGTGGCTCTGGTCAGCTCAGTCAGGACCCAGGAGTTTATGCTTCATGTATATGCAATGTTTTTATGATGGCATTAAAGGGGCTTACCACTACAACGGGTGCAGCGGGGTTCTTACATCAACTTACAGTTGTCTATCAAGGTGAAATAGCAGCTTTGATAGCAATTCCCACGTTCCTAGCATATATGTATAACCGAAGTGGTGCGGATGACCTTCGATACCAGGCTGAGTTGGCGAAGTATACAATTCAAAAGGCAGCTCATGAGCAATGTATGGCAACTAGTAATTTCGGTAGTTTCTACTGCGGACCACCACCCATTGCCCCAATTCCGCCGGTTGTAGTCGAAGATGTGCCTCCAGAGCCAACAGCAGCACCTACGGCAGCACCTACGATACCACCTACGACAGCACCTCCATCGCCACCCACGGCACCTCCATCGCCACCCACAGCGGGACCCACAGCGGGACCCACAGCACCTCCATCGCCACCCACAGCGGGACCTACGGTAGTCGCAAGACCCAATCCAACACCGGCTGCGGCGCCAAGTAGTATGCCAACTGCAACGCCAACTGCAGCTGCGGCGCCAAGTAGTATGCCGACTGTAGCGCCAACTGCAGCTGCGGCGCCAAGTAGTATGCCGACTGCAAGTGCGACGCCTGCTCCTGAACCGACAAATTTTGAATTTGCTCCACCGTACGCCCCAGGACAGGCACCCGGCAATACCACCGCAATTCGGGGTGAGCAAGTTCTTCGTGCGCGAGGAGCTGAACTAGCACGGACGCGTAATGCCTTTGCGAGAGTGGCTCGGGGTCCTCAGGCTCCTCCGGTGCCACCTAGTGCATATTCTGGAGTTAATTATGAACAAGCCCGATACGATGCATTGGCCCAGGCGGGTATATTTGGAGGTGCCATGGAAACACAACAGATGCTTGTTATGGAAAGGGTTTCATTAGCGACTGAAATGTCTCTCAAAATGACCCTTGAAACCGCGCTATTAGATTATGCAATGTTAAGTACTCTTGAAGACTTTAGTATCGGAACATATGAGATTGTTCCGGATATCAAGAAGCTATATGAAGTTATTATTACGAATGGATCAGGTCTTATGTTAACGCCGGGTCTTATCCCGGATCCGACCGTTAGCATGGATAATATGATCGCATTCAAAGAATCAACTGCATTTGCGATTATGGACCGAGGGTTTACAGGAGGAGGGCGTAGGAATAAACGAAAGTCAACGCGTGTTCGGAATATTTCTTCACTACCTACGCTAAAGTCTAAGCGGTTTCCCAAGTTAAAGAGGAGACATACATTTCGTAAAGGGAGGAGGGGTAAGAATACTAGAAAGCAACGCGATGTTTTTAATTAATACATCATTCGCCACCGGACTTCTTTACCCACACGGAGGGCGGGGCGTTCTTCTTCCTCATCGAAGAGGAATTATACTCGTCGGCGGCGAGCATTGCTGACTGGAACGGGCGGTTATCAGCCCACAAAGACTGGTCGCAAAGTCTGAACGGCGGCTGCTCTGAAGCCTTATACCAAAAGACCTGATCATCAAGCTTATTGGAGGACACATTGTTGCAAATGACCAGACCCTCGTAGTTCTCTGTGCACTGGTCCATGAAATCACAAAACATCTCAAAGGTAGGAAACATACCTGCGTAATTCTCGTAAATCCTACGACGATTACCTAGGATATTCTCACGAAGAATGAAGACAAAGTCCACGTTGGTGCGGAGGTTCGGTGTGATACCTAACGGATATTGCATGGTGATAATGGTCATCATGTCCAAGTGGCGACCGTTCATGAAGACGAAACGAGTGGACTCTTCATTGATCCACTCCTTGGCTGCATACAAACAGTCGTCCAGAATCAGGAACGCACGCGGGTCAAACGGCTGCCCGGACGCCTTGGACTTGAGAAACCGCTGTTTGGCACCGAACTGGCGCTTGATAAATGCCTGAACCTTCGTAGGCTCATACTTATCGTGGATCAGCTTGGACGGAACAAACGCCTGGAAGTACTCGTTTACGGCTTCTGTGGGAGAAATCACCATGCCTGCAGGGAACGAGTCCTGAACGTTAAACAGAAGATCACGAGCCAAGAAGGATTTGCCAGTATCCTTCTTTCCAATGATCACGATCATGGGACTTTTACGAGAATCCATTCCACATCGTTCTTTGATCATCTCCATGTTGAATTTCTTGAGATTGAAGTTCTGCGTCATCTTGTTCTCCTCGTCGTTTATTTTTTAACTTTCCCCGCCGAGACATCTCACAATGGGAAAGGATCTACGAACAACGCCCGTATCTTTGAAGATCCACCGTATGCCAAAGTTAGACGGAACGCTGTGGTCAATGAAGACAATGCAACCGTTCTTTCCATGCCTTGAAAAGCTCTTCAAGACGGAGAACCTTGCTGGACTCCACGACTATGGAGTGAAGCTTGAATTTCCGATTGAGTCTATTGTGGACGACAAGCACATCAAGATCCGTGGACAGACCATCCCGGTTCACCGCAAGACTACGATGATTCTGTCTCCCTTCAAGACGATGCGAGGGGACTATGGTGCCTTTGGGGTTCCGAAGCGCACTGATGTTGCCGATGATCTTCAGGACCGCATGCAGAGCCCTCATACGGCTGCGTATGTTGGAGCCATGACCTCCATCGCACTTTCTGAATCTGGATGCGAACACTTTCCTAAGGTGTATGGTGTATACGCTGGCCTTGCAGGATCCCACACGATTGATATTTCAGATGATTACGAAGATCTCACTGAGAAGGGGTGGTTTGCTGAAAAGATTGGAAAGACGTTTGAACTCAAGCTTCGCACATCTGGGCACGATGCAGAGTTCAGCCACACACGCCGCGCCCGCATTGCGATTGAAACTGCAGAGGATCTCGCATTGGACGGAATTGAGGATGTGGATGCAGATCACGTCAGTGCTCCGGACACAGACCGATCGGCAGAGGCGTATGACGTTGCATCGTCTGGATCCCCCGAGTTGGAAGAGGAGGAGTCAACTGAAGATGATGTATACGACATTGAATCTTGTGCATGCTCAGATGGAACAAACGAGGAAGAGGGTCCTGAAGAAGAGGATGAGCCGTTTGCGTGGGCTACCTTTACAGACGTGCCTGTAATGACCACGGTGATGGAGGTCTGTGAGGGCACGTTCTATGATCTGATCAAGCTCCATTCAGAGCCCGAGAAGCACGTTGCATGGGTTTCACAGGTGGTGTTTGCTCTTGCGTATGCCCAGCGCAACTTTGGGTTCACACATAATGATCTCCATGGCAACAATATCATGTATGTCAAGACCAACCAGACACACTGTATATACAATCACGGTGGAATGGTCTACAAGGTCCCGACATTTGGATTCCTGATGAAGATCATCGACTTTGATCGATCGATCCTCAGCATGCGCTTGACTGGACTCAAGGAACCCAAACTGTTCATGAGTAGTCAGTTTCAGGAAGATGAAGAGGCGGGTGGCCAGTATAACATGGAGCCGTTTTATGACAACAAGCACCCGCACATTGGCGCTTCATCGTCATTTGACTTGGTTCGGTTTGCTACATCGGTCTTCTGGGATATGTTTCCCAAGGGACCGAAGCATGAGTACACACATCCGCTATTTACAGTGTTTATTCAGTGGATGAAGCAGACAGATGGCACATCCGTGATGTTTCGCACGAAGATGGACAACCACGATCGTTATCATGGATTTGATCTATATAAGGCGATTGTCAGGTATTGTGGAGATTCAGCCGTTCCGAAGAAGGAGATTAGCCGGATGGTCCAGTATCGCGCTACGCCGTCGGCAGCCCAACTCGGAGATGCGTTGGTAATTGAGTCATAGAGTCTATCACACTCACAAATGGATATCATTAATGAACATGGCGAGACAGTCGATACGGATCGCTGGGAGAATCGCGAACAAGTTCACGCAAACGCATTTATCGAACCCAATGACGTCGTTCTCGAACTTGGCGCTCGGTATGGAAGCGTATCGGTTGTTATTAACCGAAAGCTAAACAATCCTTTTAATCACGTAGCTGTTGACCCTGATCCCCGAATCTGGGAGTGTCTTAAGCGCAATCGTGAAGTGAACGGGTGTAAATTTCGTATCTTGAAAGGGGTGATTTCACAGAGGCCAGTTGCATTAACCGAGCTTGATAACTACGATGGGTACGGAACAACTTCAGTCCACACAACAGAACCTACAACGGTCAAATCCTATACACTTGAAGAGGTTCAAGAACTATACGATCTGAAGTTTACAACGCTTGTTGCCGATTGTGAAGGATTTCTTGAAACATTTTTTGATGAAAATCCTTGGATGTATGACCAGTTGAATACAGTCTTATATGAGCAAGATTACGATTGGAAGTGCAACTATGACAAGATTGCAAAGAATCTCAAGGATCACGGATTAACCAATCTTTGGTATGGTTCCCATCTTGTTTGGAAGAGATATTAGGAAGTGGTTCTTGGCGCTCTCTAAAATCTTTAGGTCCTTTTCGGCTTCTGCCGACTGACCATACGCATAATCAATCGTTTTTGTAGGACCGTTAGGATAGTACAGTGTGATACGCGAGTTAGATAGATGGTCAACTCCCAGCCAAACTTGCTGTAAACCCGCAAGTTCAACCAGTCTCCCTGCAACACGAACTGTACGCAGCATACTATGTATGTATGCTTGTCTTAAAACTCTGGCTTACCAACGAACATATCCTGAGCAGCTGTCGCAACGGTCTCAGCCACGTCTGTCACTGCCTCCGTTCCAAGCGAATA